AGACAGATTTTTAAGATTCAGCAGCAGGAGCAGCAGGCTCAGCAGGAGAAGCGGGTTCAGCAGGTTGCTGATTCTGCTGTTCTTCCACAGCTTTCTGATATTCCTTAGTAAATTCTGACTGAATATACTCAGACCAAGCCATCAGCTCAGAGGGTGACTGAATATACCTAGACTTGATGAAAGAATGTAACTGGGCATCGGACATCTTAGAACGCAACTCAGCAAGACCGCTGGTAGACGTCTGATTATCCAGCCAATCAGATAACTGAGAAAGCGTCATACGGTCAAGACGCTGCTGGTTAAACAACATATAAATATCAGTCCGATAAGCAACAGCATCACATGTACCGTTAGGGCAGGGGATTTCCTGCTTATAGAACGTTTCAACCGGAGAGGGCGCACGCAAGCAAGTTACCTTGCGCATCATATCACACGTACCGCGTTCAGGTTTCTTTGAACGCTTACAATGTACAACTTTAGTAGGTATCATAATCAATAGGGTAAGCCGTTTTTATCAAGTGAACGTACTACCTTCACATCGAAGAAAGTAGAGCAAAGCAAATGGTCAGCCTTATCGGCATCAACCGCAAACAGAGTATCCACAGTATGAGGATTGACCTTGAAGAATCCAGCTTTAATAGAGTCAGATTCTACATTAGGGTTATCAGGATAATCGACAGAATCAGCAGCCAACAAATCATCATCATTGAACTTCATGACAAATGATTCAAGCGTGTTGGTAAACTCACCGCGAGAAACATCAATAGCAGTTTTCCAATCAATATACCGAGGAGCATAACCAAAATAAGTATCAGCTTTGATAGGCGGAGAAGAAGGCGTCTCAAGAGCAGGATTGAGGGCACGACAAACCGGAACAGATTCCATACCGATACGATCAAACTCAGGAATAGGAAAATCAGTGACATCAGTCAATGTAGCACCAAAATAAACACCGGTAGTAGTATAGTCCAATATCGGAAGAGCACGGAAAACACACATTACGATTCCATACTGTCCGGCAGAATCGAACTTAATACCTCCGGCAGCGTTGAATGTTCCGGTAGCACGCTGAAGAGCTGCATTATCATCAGCGAGGTTAGTATTGGTAATGGTATTTATATCCAAATTAGAAGTAATACCACCAAGATAACGACACATTCCAGATAAGAAGTCAGAGGGTTTTTCACCCCAATGAGCACCAATCTGTGCAGGGTAGTCCTCTTCACTTGCCAAAGAGACTTCCTTCCACTTCTGGGAAGCTTCCGCGCGACGAAGAGCAAGAACAGAAAGAGACAAATTATTATTAGCAGCTGGAACTTTTAATTCAGGGGAATTCCAGCCCAAAGGTATACCTTCCTCAGTTTTTAATCGAAAACCACCGGTACCAGCCTCTCTAGATAAGACAACATAATCACCTTCACTAACACCAGCACCTTTGCCTTCAAATAATGGAGAAGCATATTCATTGTTAGGTATAACACTCATCTCACCGCCAAGAGGAACTACAGAAGCTTCACCATACTGAGCAACCGGAAGAACACCATGGAATAAATCCTTCTGCCAATTCGAATAGCGCAAGTCAAGGAAGTTGTACGTATCGGTAAAGCCCGGTACCATCAAATCCAAATTCAAATCACCGTATCCAGTAATATAATTCATATTAAAGGTAGACGGGTTGGTACGTTCCCACTGAGTATAACGGTTATAATCAGCATAGATTTTCTGATAGGCCATAAGGGAGAAAGGAGAGAGAGCCAAGTTATTCAACATAGGATGCTCATCCCAAGTCCACTTTTGAGAGCCATTCGGGTCATAAGGATAAAAATTACCATATCCAAGATATTCCAGGAGACGGCAAGTCATGGTAGAGCGGAAGAAGCCAAAGGCATTCTTCTTCTGACCTAATGAAATAATATACTTTGCAACCTGCTCACACGTAAAATAGGGAAGCTGACCGGACAAGGCTTTATTATCTGAAATAACCGGACCGGAAGCATACTGTAAATTCGTGTTCATCTGAGTGACGGCAGTATTAAAATGCTGCCACATCTGAGAAAACGGCACAAAGTAGAAATCAAAGTAACCACGCATACGCGCAAAAGCTGCGGAGTTCAATGACTGAGTACGAATAAAGTTGTTAACCTTCACACGCAAGGAATCAGTAGGGAGTACCGGTGTCCACCAAACAGGCATCAGCTCACCAACCTTAGCAGTAAAGTTAATTTTCTGGGAAAGGTCATAGCCGTCACGAGATGGTTTGTTACGTACGGCCGTAAGGTTCATAATATTACCCATAAACAAACATGTTATTTTTATCGTTTTGAATCTTATGTTTCATAAATTGCTTAGCCAATGTTTTCACATTACAATTGAAAGCACGGTAGGCAAACGAATTTTTAAACTCTTCCACATCATAGTCAGAATTATTATAGAAATAAACCAAATCACCTTCATCAGCAAAGTCTTTAAGAAAATACTTAGACTGAGATTCGAAAAAATCCTTAAGGTGTAAATAATCCAACTGAGAATAAAATTCCTCAATCTTCTGCAAATACTGCCAAGAAGTCCAATTAAGGATACGAACATTCTCACAGAATATACGCGAGACTAAAAGCTGAGTATAGATATTCATGGTAATCTTATCCCAGTCATCAGAAGTCAAAATCACATTATCCGGCAAGTCACGATAGGGATAAAGCAAATCAACAAGGCTGATAAGTTCCTTTGGGTATATCTGATAAAATGTAAGGCCAACTTCCGCACAATATTTGGCAGACTTAAAATAGCGATACATATACAAGACTTCCGATAATGAACGAGACAAGGCCATCAAGGAATCTACCTTAAAGAAAGATTTGGCCGTATCGTAGCATTGATATGATTGCAAACGGCTATATGAATCTTTATTAGCAAATCCTTTACATCTGGGATAGTAGGCACGATAATTTTCGTACCGGAGAGAATAGTCTCTAACTCGAGAACTGAGCTCAAGGCTTCCTTTAATAAACTTCTCAACGGGAGTCGAGAGTACCGATGCAAGTTCCTTTCTAAATATCTCTCTACCCAAAAATCTAGAGTGGACGGAGAAACATCTTGAGGCTGGTAACGTAAGAAAAGAGGGTAAAGGCTGAGAGCCGTTAACGTACGACGCAACATAGGAAGAAGGTGCACCGTCTGCGATGAGTTCCGTATCAACAATACCGTATTGCCAAGTTTTACGTATATAGTATTCCAATATCGAGATTCTGTCAGTGGGACGGATGACTCGATTTTTACGTTTCGGCCAAGTCCATTGCGGAAACTCCGACATCGTACAGTAGTCCGACGCCGTGCAGAGCTCGGAATCGTTGACGTATAATAAGATATGAAAATGTGGGCGGAACGTTTCCGGCCCGTATTCTCCGGAAGCAAAGTAACGTATTTCATATTCAGGCAGATAACTTCGTAAATTCTTAATAAATAGCTGTAAATCCCTTTTACGCAAGTAAGGTATATCTCCAAACAGACGACATTTCTTCTGTAAAGCCTTATACAAATCAACTGAATAACGAGCACGGCCTATATAACTCATGCAAGTATCGTAACGGGAACGAGGGGTAGTGACATCAAACAAATCATAATACTTGCCGAAACCGTCAGGCGTAGAACCTTTCTCAAAGGCACGCATACGAGGTATATAAGTATTGGCATAAGTCAATGTAACAAAAATTACATACTTTGAAACCTTCGCTTCGCAATCACACTGAAAAGCAAGGCGAGCAGATTTATTCATAGAGCAGGCTGTACAGTGTCCACAAGGAACTACCAGTTCTTCTCCGGTATAAGGATTCTTAATCCGCTGGGGATGCTGACAATACGTAAAAGGGTATTCCATTACTTCAAAGAATCTGGTAACATAATATAACTGCCAGCTGGAGCAACAGTATCAGCTTCACACTTAATAATAGTCATATTGTTGCCTTCAATGTTCCATGAAGAGCCACAACTAGAACAAATCACGCTCAAAAC